TGGATTCAACCTGGTTTTCTGACACCCGGGCCGTCGCCTCGCGGATCGTGAGCTCCGCACAGTGGCGCGACAGGGCAATGCCCCACAAGGCGTCGTCCTCCTCAATCTGAGGGGTCACCGCATCGCGGGAGACCGCGCGAATGAGCGCCAGCTTGGTCGCGTTTTCCTCAATGCGCGCCAAGATCGAAGAAAACCCCGTGCCGCGAGACAGACGAAGTTGCGCGACCAGTTCATGGTCTAGCCTTCGAAAGGCCGCTCGGCCCTGCGGCGTCATGGGCACCACACGCGGATCGACCAGCACCTCGTCAATCGCACCGACATCGGTCAAGTTGCCGCTCAGATGGCCACCCCCTTGGTGAATCAGCAGCAGGCGATCAATGAGGTCTTGCGGCGGATCGATGGTGCCAAAGACCTCGTTGCTGTCTGGAAAATCATCCTCACTCTCCATGATCAAAAACCGAGCCAGCGAGCCGTCGGCGACGTTGGACGCTTGCAGCGCCTGCCAAAAGTGAATCGGCGTGGTCGTGCCGTAAATACAAGCGCAGGGCTGGTGAATGGCTTTGTGCGCGTTGTTGTTTTGGTTGCTGGCGTACTCAATCCCAAAGTAGGTGGTGCCCGAGGTTGTGTACAACTCGGTCATCAGATCCAAGATCTCGCACACATAGCGCGGCGAGCGCTTGCGGTCGGCCGCTGCCGACAGGAACATGCCAAACTCGTCCAACTGAAACAAGATGGCAGGTTGGCGCTGAATCGCCGTCAACAGGCCAGAGCCCGATGCAATCTTGTTGCCCCCCAGGTACTGCAGCAACCCGGCCTTGCGGAACAACTCATTGATCACCACGCGGCTGTGGTTCTTGCCTGCCCCACTTTCCGCAATGCCCACCACGTAGAGGTTGGAACGCGTGTTGCTCTCGGTGCGGTATTTGCGCCCCATCAGCGCGCCAACCGCACACAGGCTTGCACCCAGCGCCAGCACGGGCTGAGGTCGCTTGGCTGTGGATGCCATGAGCGCCATCATGTCGGCGATCACCCCGCCGACCAGGTCCCAGCTCGTTGGCAAAGGTTTGGGTGGCGGTAAGGGCAGTGATACGGGCAACGATGTGGTCGGTGACCCACCCGAGCCATCAATCGTTATCGGGCTGTTGGTTTGCAGGGCCTTGAGCAACTCGGTGGCTGGGTGGTGACCGTTCATCACGATCTCACCGTTGAGTTGCAAAGACTGATCGGGCAGCCAGCCGTTGTCCAGCGCCAGCTTGTAGATGGTTCCAGCCCCAATGCGCTGAGGCGCAAAGCTGGCCCAGCTTTTACTCGTGGTGGCAGCTTCGTTTTTTTGCGACTGCGCCGACCAAGCCTCGAACAAGCACTGCCCACCATCACCCAGCGCACCTTTGATCGCCATGCCAATGCGGACCCAACTGTCATAGTCCAAGTCGTTGTTGGAGATGAACTGCAGCGCATCTTGCACCGCTTCCAAGGTTCCGCGTCGCTCGGGCAGGCTAACAAAGCTGCTCGGAGATTTCAGGCCCACACCCAAACTTTTGGGACGCAACTCGAGCGGCACCAACTCATAGGCTTGCTTGGCAAACTCACGCGCCTGGACCTCGGTGATGACGGGCAACTCATCAAGGGCGAGATCAGCCAGGGTCTGCACCGGCCACTCGTAGGGCTTGCCCGTGTCCGGGTGGATGCCATAGGCAATGAACTGCTGGCCCAGGCCAAGCACTTCGATGGGTGGGTACTTAAATCCGCAAAAGGGTTGAGCTGCTCGGTACACCAGCAGGCGCTTTGGCGCATTGCCGATGCGCACAGCCGGTGTGTTGCCCAACAAGCGCTTGGCCAAGCCTTCTATTTGGACAGCGATCTCTTTGGACTTGAGCACATCAATGTCGATGCCAATGACCTTCCCAGCGGCAATGCCAATGCCCGCCTCAGGCCAGTCGCCCCAGATGTCGACCTCGTTTTCTGTTGTCTCGCGCTCGCAGTGACGGCTCCACTTGGGATAGTCCTGCCACGCGCCCAGGCGAAACATCCCCGGCTTTTTGGTGCTGGGCTGGATTGGCAAAATAGCGTACCCCCGGTCAACGAGCGTGGATCCGAGTTGGGCCATGTAATTTTTTGGGTTCATAGTGGCCTTGTTGTGACCTTTAAAAGGGTGGATCATCTGCATAGGCAGTGCGAAGTGATTCTTGAAATGCGGTGACGACCACATCAATCAAGGTCGCCCACTCCACCTGCGTGAAGTCAGACAGGTCAGTTTTGGCGAGCGACTCAACGTACTCACCCCCCGTTTGGCAGGCCACTGCCAGCGCGTTGGTTTCGTGTGTGTTTGGATCAATCATTCCCTTGAGCCTTGCTGCAATTTGTTGACATGGGTGGGAGCACAGCTTGACTGGCGGTGCTAGGTGGCGGTTGTGGCGTGGCCCTGCAAACACGAAGCCCCGGGCGTCGCGCCTGCAAATAGCGCACATCATGAAAGTGCCCCACCCTTAAAAGCGTGCGCCGACGATTTCGGTGTATCGCCCGCTTGGCCGAACGGCAATCTGGGATGGACACTTCAGTCGCTGCGTGACGGACAAGGCCTCATCAACGCCGCGCGGAAGTGGCACGCCGGGTGCACGGTTGGCCCACCAACTCGCTGCCTTTTGACGCGGATACCCCTGGTGCTCGATGCATACCCACTCAGTGTGGGAACTCAGGCCACTCCAGTAGTCGACTCGCATCGAGGGCGGCTTGCCCGGTTTGTCGTGCCGTGCATAGCTCACCCGGGTCACCGGCACCCACTCGGGCGGTCCGCCCGAGAGGATGTCCAGCGCGCTGGCCTTGGCATTGATCTTAATTTGTGGCTCGGGAAACATGTGGCCACAGTCTGGGCACTGGCGAACAGCCGCATGCACGATGCTGTTGCACTCTGGGCAGGCCTTGGTGGGCGCGTCCCCTTCCTCACCCGCTTTGGGTGTTTTGGGCTTGATGGCATCAATAGGGCCGTGGCGGGCGATGTTGCCTGCAAAGTCGAGCACCAAGCAGTCGCTCTTTCCCGGTGCGAGGCGACAGCCTCTACCAACAATCTGGACATACAGCCCAGCCGACTTGGTGGGGCGTAGCATTGCCAGCAAGTCCACCGCAGGCGCGTTAAAACCTGTTGTCAGCACATTGGCGTTAGTCAGGCACTGAATACGGCCAGCCTTGAAGTCGTTGATGATGGCCTCGCGCTGCGCACTGGGCGTCTCGCCCACGATGGTCTCGCAGCTCACCCCTCGGGCGCGCACCGCATCGCGAACGTGAAACGCATGGTCCACACCTGCACAAAAAATCAACCAGCTTTTGCGGTTGGCCCCGTAAGAGAAGATCTCATCCACAGCGCTTTGCGTGATCGCGTCTTGGTCGATCGCTAGTTCCAGATCCTTGGCAATGAACTCACCACCCCGGGTGCCAACACCCGTGACATCGAGTTGTGTGGCCATTCGCTTGGAGATCAGGGGCGAGAGATAGTGGTCGTCGATCAGTTCACGCACCGAGACCTCATAGGCGATGTCTGTGAAGATCGCCTCATCTCCCTCATGCAACAGGCCAGAGTCCAGGCGGTAAGGCGTGGCCGTCAGCCCAATTACCTTCATCTGGGGATTGAGCCGGGTGAGATCGGAAAGAAAGCGCCGGTACATGGTGTTCGATGTGCGCGGAATCAGATGGGCCTCATCGATGAGCACCAAGTCGCACTGCTGCACGTCGTAGACCTTTTTGTGAATCGACTGGATTCCTGCAAAAAGGATCTGCGCTCGGATTTCACGCTTTTTAAGCCCAGCGGAATAAATACCGGCTGGCGCTTGGGGCCAGAGTTTTTTGAGCTCGGTGAAGTTTTGCTCAATCAGCTCACGCACATGGGTCACGATCAGGATGCGCTGGTCGGGGAATGCTTTGAGCACACCCTCAACAAAGGTCGCCATGACCAGGGATTTGCCCCCAGCGGTCGGGATAGTGATCAGGCAATTTCCGGAGTACTCCTCGTAGTACCGATAGATGGCATCGATCGCAGCGCTTTGGTAGGGGCGAAGGCTTATCATTTTTCATTTCTCCGTTGCTTTGCATGCAGGGCCAGGTGTTCTCTGGCCGACATGACAGCGAGGTTTTCAGGTGCGTTGTTGTGTTTGTTCTCGTCCAGGTGATGGACGTGCTCGTCACTGCGCAAGGGCCTTCCCAACATGTTTTGCGCAACAACACGGTGCTCATGACGGCCGAAGAACTTTCGGTAAGTCGATGGCTTGACGGCCTCAAAGCGATTGAGTTGCGCCTGGCGGTTTTTGGTCCGGCGAATCTCATGCGGCGTCACGTACGCGGGATCACCCCATCTGCGCAGTCTTTGCGCATGCATGCCGCAGTAGCCAAGACCACCTTTTTCAGTCGTTTGCTCGCAGCCCTCGTGTCGGCACCTCTGGGCTGGCTTGGCTGCGCTGCGCACTCGTAGCGACGACAACTCTCGCGCCAAGCATCCGCAGGACTGAACCGAACGGGCCGATAAGTTGCCTTTGACTGCCAAGTGAAGATTGCCGCAGTCGCACATGCAGACCCACAAAATATCACCACTCCTGGAGCGGTTTGCGCTGTCGCCAAGAACGGTCAATCTTCCCGAACGAAAGCCAGTCAAGTCACGTTTGTTGGCCATGTTCGACTCCCGAGTGCTTGTTCAAGCCAGCGTCGCGCCAGCGCTGTCCACTTGGAAACGCGTAGTCCACCCAGTCGTGTCCAGCGTCCACTTGAGCAGCGGGCACCAGCGGCGGCAGGTACAGGTGCTGCTCGCACCCCGTGCGCTGGTCAACCTCGCTCAGGCGTTTTTGATGCCGCTCACAATGCCAACCACCATCAACGGGTGTTGAGTGCAGACAAGTACGGCAATTGACCGCAGGTGCCACCACGCTGCTGCCGCTTGGGTGGCACACCGGTGAGTGATCACACATGCGGCACTGATACCAAGTGGGCTCCTCACTGACGCGAGCCAATGGGGTCTGGGCAAAGATGATTCGCTGGGCTTTTTCCAAAAGTTGACTGGCATAGCTTTCATCCGCCTCCACACGCTCGACATACAGGTCATCGGTGTCCTTGTTCACAGCCAAGTACATCGCTCGGGTAATGCCCATCAAGTGCATATAGATTTGCATCTGGGCAAAGTGCTGCGGCTTAGACTCACGCACCTTCTTGGCGACCAGATCACAGAAGCTCTTGTTGGAGTGGGTTTTGAACTCCAGTACATGCCACGCCTTTGGGGCTTCGAGCAAGTTGATGGCCACGCCGTCCAGGGAGCCACCAAAGTGCCCGCCGTGCGCTTGCACTCGAAACTGGCGACCGGTTTCTGGGTCTACCTCGAGTACGGTCGCGCCGGTGCGCCGCAGGTTGAGCACCATGCGGGCCTCTTCCAGTTGGCCGGTTTCAAACAGGCGCAGCAAACGACCCGGGTGCTTGCTGCGCGTGACCCAGCGAAAGTCATACCAAAGCGCGCGCTCGCATTCTTTGCCGATGAGGGATGCGCCCAAGTGGCTGCGAAAGCCTTCGCTGGCATCTTGCTCATAGGCGGCAAAGATGGCCTCGCGGGTAAGGCTCGTGATGACGGGCAGTTCAGCCATGGCTTCCCCCTTGGCTGGCGTGCAAATCCCGTGCGCGCGATAAAGCAACTTCTTTTCTGTAAATTTCCGAAATTTAGTTTTGGGTGTTGTTGATTTGCAGTGCTCAGGATTTCATGGTCAGATAGATTTTTGCGGTCATCCACTC